CTGGAACGCGCAATCGGAAAGTTCGTAAGGATGCTGGCGAGCGACGATGTGGAGCTTTCCCTCGCCGACTTCGCGAGGTTACTGCAAATCCGCAAAGAATACGGAGGCGCACAGCGGCCGGCGATGACTGTGCGATGGGTGGATGAATGGAGCAGCTCACTTCCCAGCGAGGAATAAAATACCGCCCGCTGCCCAGTCAGAAGAAGTTTCACGATTCGACGGCGCGGTTCAAAGGATTCTCGGGGCCGATCGGGTCGGGTAAGAGCCAGGCATTGTGCCAGGAAGCGATCCGAATGTGTTACAGCAATCCGGGGAGAACGGGATTGATCGGCGCGCCGACTTATCCGATGTTACGGGATTCAACGCTGACGGCTCTGGTGGAAACGCTGAATGAGAACGAAGTGCCGTTCGATCTGAGCCGATCGGACAACGTGATCACGATGAAGGAAGGCGGGGCGCGGATCCTGCTGCGGTCGGTTGACGAATTCGAGCGTTTGCGCGGCACTAACCTCGCATGGTTTGGGCTGGACGAGTTGACGTATACGCACGAAGAGGTCTGGCTGCGGCTGGAAGGGCGCCTGCGAGATCCGAAGGCTTCGAGGCATTGCGGATTCGCGGTGTGGACGCCGAAGGGATTCGATTGGGTGTACCGGCGTTTTTTACAGGACGCGACACCGGGTTACGAAGTGGTCCAGGCACGGCCGTTCGAGAACAGTTACCTGCTGGATCAGGTGCCGGACTTTTATGAACGGCTGCGAACGAGTTACGACGAGAACTTCTACCGGCAGGAAGTGCTGGGCGATTACCTGAATTCGAAGGGCGGTCTGGTTTATCACGCCTTCACACGGGACTTGAATTTACGGACGAGCGCGGTGGATCCGGACAAACCGGTTTACTGGGCTCTCGATTTCAATGTGGACCCCATGAGTTCGGTAGTGGCGCAGATCGCAAAGAACGGCGAGATACAGGTGCTGGACGAGATTGTATTGAAACGAGCGACAACGGAGCAAGCATGCGAAGAATTCGAGAAGAGATACGGCATGCCGCGGGAGGGCGTAGTGGTGTATGGGGATGCCTCCGGGGCGGCGATGCACACGACAGGTTATTCGGATTACCAGATTATCCGGCAGTTCTTCGCGGAACGATGCGTGAAGACCACTTACCGGGTACCGCGCTCGAATCCCGCGGTCCGGGACCGGGTGTCGCTGATCAACTCGAAGCTGCGAAATACACGAGGTGAGACCTCGCTGTATATCGACCCGCGATGCAAGGAATTGATGGCGGACTTCGAGCAGGTGGCGTACGAAGAAGATTCGACGCAGATAGACAAGAACAAAGACCGGCGACGGACGCACTTATCCGACGCACTGGGCTATCTGATCTGGCAGGAGCAGAAGCAAAAGCCGATTGGGGAACGCGGGGAGAGATTGTTTTGACGACTCATCACATTGAACAGGAGCACCCGGACTACTCGTCGAAAGCGCGCATGTGGCGACGCTATCGCGATCTGTATGCGGGAGGCGAGCAGTTTCGGGAGAAGGCCGCCGAGTATCTGGTACGGCGTCAGAAAGAACCGATGGAGGTGTATCAGGAGCGCCTGAGCCGGGTGTTCTATGAGAATTATCTGGGTTCGATTGTGGACTGGTATATGGCGACGCTGGTCAGGCGTGAACCGGTGCTTGACTTTGTCGGACCGGACAATCGCGCCAAAGACTTCTATGCCACGTTTGTGGATAACTGCGATCTGCGCGGAACCAGCCTGACGCAATTCTTCAAGCAACAGATGACGGAAGCGCTGGTGTGCGGAAAATCGTTTGTCGTGGTGGATTTTCCACGCGCGCCGGAGCGGGCACTGACAAGAGCGCAGGAAGACGAATCGGGTCAAAGCCGGGCTTACCTGGTAGGGTATTCCGCGGATGAAGTTATCAACTGGAGTTTTGACGCTCGCGGCGAAATGGAATGGGTGGTGATCCGGACGTCATGGCTGAAGCAGGACAGTGTCAAAACGTTCGGATGGAAGCGGGAAACCCGCTGGATTTATTACGACCGCGAGAAGTTCGAGATTTATGAACAAAGCGGTGGGGAGCAGAAGGCCATCGAGCTGATCGAGACGGGCGCCCACGGATTTGCAGGAATCAGGCGGGTTCCGGTATTCGAACTTCGAGTCAGTGAAGGGCTCTGGCTGACTAATAAGATCGGGCTGTTGCAACTTGAGCACTTCAATAAGTCAAATGCGCTGGCGTGGGCGCTGACTATGGGGCTGTTCGCCATGCCGGTGATTTATTCGGATAAAGAATGGAGCCAGATCACGGGAGACAGTTACTACATACAACTGGCACCGGAAGATCGCTTCGGATGGGCAGAGCCGACGGGGAATGTGTTCCAACTGGCGGCGGATAATCTGAGCCGGTTGAAAGACGAAATTTACCGGGTCAGCTATCTGATGCAGCAGGCCGGGGACGGCACGTCGTCACAGCAATCAGCGCTGAGCCGGCAGTGGGATTTCAGCGTGACGCAGGAAATACTGCGGTCATACGGGGACACGATGAAGGCTGGGATCGGACATGTCCTGAATACGATTGCGGCGGCGCGGCAGGATGGGCTGACGGTGGATGCGACAGGTCTCGACGAATTCGATATCACCGACTTCAGCAGCGAGGCCAGCGATGCGCAGAGCTTGCTGAACATGCAGATCGATTCTCCGACGCTCAAGAAACAGATTTACAAACGGATCGCATTGAAGTATCTGAGCGATGCGCGGCAGGATGTGAAAAACCAAATCGCGGCTGAGATCGATGCGGGCTGAAGGGCAGCACGAGTTTTTTGAGACGGGCGAAAGGAGTCTATGGAAGAGCCATTTAACGTACAAACTATCGTTCAGCAGGCGGTGGATGAGTATATGCGCCAGGATGTAGTGCGGCGCGAACCTGCTTACAAGACGGAGCTTGCGGAAGAACGCAGGCGGCGGGAACAGCTGGAAAAGCGACTGAACGAGCTGGTGGAAGAAAACAAACGCAGCCGGGCCATGGCCGATGAAGCACAGCGCGGCAGTAACATCCGCGCCGAACTGCAGAAGCTCGGAGTTACCAAGATCGACATCGCTTATAAGGCAGTGCAGGACGGAGTCGTGCGAAACGACGATGGCCGTCTGGTGGCACGCGGCGAGAGCGGCGAAGAGCCGTTGGGAGATTTTCTGGCGAAGTTCGTCCAGGATAATCCGGAGTTCCTGCCGGCGCGAATCGCCGGAGGTACAGGAATGACGGGAACGCAGAAGACAGGGCCACAAACAGTCGGAGCGATTGACATAGATCAGATCAGCCCGTCAATGAGTAAAGAAGAACTCGATCGTGTGCGTCTGGAAATTCTGCGGGTAGCGTCGCAAACGCTGCGGTGAGTATTGCCCCGGGGCGATAAACCCTGACTCGGCAAAAGGCGGAGACCTGTTTACACGGCTTAGCTGTGTGGGCAGTGTCTCCGTTTTTTGTTTGGGGCGCAAATAAAAAAGGAGAACAATGCCAGCAATTACATCAGCAAATGTGGCAAACGCAATCGTGAAACTGGTAGCGGCAGACGCGCTGCCGGCCCTCATCGGAAACCTCATTATGGGGAATCTGGTGAACCGCGATTATGAGCCTACTTTGGCGCAGGCGGGGGATACGGTAAATGTGCCTATCGCACCGCAGCTTGTGGCCAACAACATCGCCGAGGGGGGAACGGTTCAAACACAGAACCCGAGCCTCGGTAACGCGCAGATCGTGCTGAACACGCACGCCGAAGCGACATTCCAGATTCCGGATGTGACGAGAGTCCTTGCGGTACCGGATCTTCTGAAGGTTTACATGCAGCCCGCGGTGGTAGCGATCGCGCAAAAGATCGAAAGCGATCTGATGAACCTGTATGCCGGATTCACTGCCAATGCGCCGCTTGGAATAGCGGGCACGGCGGTAACGGAAGCGGTGATCGATGCGGCGGAGACGGCGCTTTTCCAGGCCAAAGTTCCGTCGAATTCGCCGAAGTA